CCGTTGTTAATCGTCAGCGACGTCGTCGAGGTCGTCAGGTAGCGGTCACCCGGGACGATGGTCGCCCAGGTGGTGTCGTAATTCGTGCCGCTGGCCTTGCTCAGGAATTGGCCAGTCGTGCCGCCAGTAGCCACGCCAGGGCCGACAGGGCCAGTCGCGCCAGTCGCGCCAGTCGCACCAACGTCCCCGCGAGGGATAGTGAAGTCGAAGACGGCCGCGCTGGTCGTGCCCGCGTTCGTAACCGAGGCCGAGGAGCCAGGGGCACCCGTCGTCGTGGTGCCTGCCGTAGCCGTGGCCGCCGTGCCCGGACTGCCGGTTGCGCCAGTGGCCCCCGTGTTGCCGGTATCGCCCTTGTCGCCCTTGTCCCCGCGAGGGATAGTGAAGTCGAAGACGGCCGCCGAAGAGGTGCCGCTGTTGGCCACGCTGGCCGACGATCCTGCCGCACCCGTGGACGTGCTGCCCACCGCGATGGTCGCCGCCGTGCCAGTAGCGCCAGTCGCCCCCGTCGCGCCAGTCAGGCCGGAGGGGATGCCGAAGTTGAAGACCGCCGCCGAGGTCGTCCCCGCGTTGACCACAGTGGCCGCCGCCCCAGGGGAGAGGGTCGTGGTCGTGCCGACGGCGATGGTGGCCGCAGGGCCTTGAGCCCCCGGGGTTCCCAGCTCGACGGAGAGGACCGCCGGCGCCGTGGCCAGCACCGAGAGGGCCAGCGTGCTGTCGGTCCCCTCGACCTCCACAGTCAGGGAGCCCAGAACCAGCGAAGAGACGGAGATGGAGGACATGGCTTAGTTCGTCACCTGGTCGATGACAGTCAGTCGGAAGGTGTCTGAGAAGAAGGTCGTGCCGCCGTAGACGAACTTGATGTCGCTGCGGGCGCTGCCGAGGGCAAAGCCTGACGTGGTCGAGGCCGGGAGGAAGGCCACAAAGGACAGGCCGTCACCCGCCATGGTGATCGTGCAGGGGTAGACCACCCCCACGGCGTCGATGATGTCCGACGTGACAGTCGTCGTCAGGAGGTTCGCGGGGCCGCCGGCCGCCGGGGTGTAGGTCACAGTCCCCGAGTAGGTCGTGCCGCGCTTGAAGGTCACAGTGTTGCTCATCTTCTTAACCTTGGGCGGGGGTTAAACCTCTACAGTAGCCCCGCTGGAGTCCCTGGTGTAGCCAGACCATGCGTCCATCCAGTCCTCCAGCTGCGGGCCATAGTAGGGGGAGCCAAGCCAGCTGGGAGGGCCGGAAGACACCAAGTAAGGGTAGTCCCCTTGATGGTTAATCGGGTACGGCATAGTGAACTGACCAAGGAGCTTCTGCTCGACTAGGAAGGTGTCGTCTTCCCAAGTAAGGGTCGCCACCTTGTAGCGCTGGCAGTTGTAGTTGTAAGGGTAGAGATCGCCGCCTGCAGCGTAGTTAATTAAAGTTGTGCCTGTTGGTGTTTCCACCTCAAGGCTATTAAAGGGAATTACGTTGCGGACAATGATTTGGTCGCTGGCTCCGTTGAAATACCTAGTCTTTACTTCTGCATCCGATCCGTCGGCCATGATAGCCAGGTACGGGACGATAGGGACGTCGATGTTGGCGCAGCCGATGATGTAGACGCCCCAGTTGTCAGAGCCGCCCTCGACGCTCGCCGGCTGGATTTGCACGTAACCCCCTAGGTCTACCAGTGGGCTGTCGATTACCTCAGTGAACGGGCCCGTTGTCTTTGCACCTGTTGGAAAAGCATAGAACTTCCTGACCTCACCTTGGGCGCTAGCATTTACAAAAGGGTCTTGTGCGCGGTACAGCAGCCAGTGCACAAACCCCTTGCGGACCTGCACGCCGTAGCCAGCGCCCGTCGGCATGATGGTCACGCGGAACTGCTCCGGGTCGCCGGCCAGCTGCGGGTCGTCAATGCTGAGGGACGTGCCGTTCTGGCCCGCGCTCAGGCTGTAGCCGTTGCCGGGTTGCATCGTTAGGTCAAAATTGGGTAAACTTCGGGCACCCAGCCCTCGTTCGAGTAGCGGATGGTGTAGCTGATTTTGTAGACGTTCAGCGCATAGTCCTCGAAGTTAACGCTGGCTAGGAGCAGCTTGGCTCCAGCGGGACCTTCAAACATGGTGCCCATGTAATTGGGAATAAGCACCGGGAGGTTGCTGTTCCATGTCTGATCGTTCGAAGAAAATCCCACGGCATCACGCATGGCTTGCACCACCGCTTCCCCTTCGGCGCTGTCTTCCCCGCCCTTTACGTAAATCACCCCAGAGAAGCCTGTCGTCGGGGAGAGGTAGGACTTGCGGCCGTAATAGTATTTAAACTCCGGGTCAAGAAAGCCGACAAATTGGCCACCCGTTTTCTGGGTGAAGTGCGCCCCGTTCTCGCCCTTGTAGAGCGTCCCCGTGTCGCTGGTCTTCGCCTTGAAGGTGCTGGCCTCGTAGATCGGGGCCGTGGCCGTCCCGCTGCCGATGCCGGCGATGGGTGCAGTGCTATCCTCAATCTCAAAAAAGTTGCGGTGCGTCTCGATGGGCTCGCTGCTCGTGGCTACGGCGCCAGAGACGTTGGGGGTAGTCACGCTCGGTTCCCCTTCACCAGGCGTCACGCCTGTGTTGATGCCGACGTACTCGACGGACAAGGTGGCGATGCCGTTCTTGTCGTAAGTCGCCGACACGCGGTTTGACCACATGAAGGCATCAAAGGGGGCCACGGGGTGTGGCAGGCCGCGCTCAAACTCGGTGATTTCAACAGCGTACTCTTGGTCTAGTTTGAACAAGCATTTGCCGGTCCATAGGCCGTAGCCGTCCTGCTGGACTGTCCAACCTGGTTGCAGGACTGGGCTGGATAGGTCGTTTCCTTTGTCGATGCGGGCCATGTTAAGAGACGTTGGTGGTCTGGTAGTAGATGTTCTTGGAGGCGTTGCCGTTGCTCTGGTCCTTGGTGAAGTCCGAAGACGAGCCGGAGGCCGCCGCGATCACAGCCAGGTACTCGTTGGCCTGCTTCTGCAGCTCGACCTGCTGATTGAGGATGTTCATCTGGGGCGAGTTGCCCACGCCGAAGGTCGCGTTGTCGCCAGCAAATATGGCCGCTTTAGCCCCAGCCTTGGCCCCGTCTTCCTCGGTCTTCTTGGCCGCACGCTGCTCGGCCGTAGCGCCGAAGAACTTGTCGAAGGCCGCTTGCAGCTCTGGCGTTAATTTCGATTGGGCCAAACGCTCCGCAATTTGATCGACGCTTTGGGGCATGATACCTGCGCCCATCGCCATTGATCCGTAAGGTCCTTGCCGCATGGCTTGGTTGGTTGCAAGAACTTCGCTGACCTTGCCAAAGCCCTCCGGGGTCTCCTTAAAAAATTGGATGCGGGCCTGTAGTTTCATCTCTTCGGCAACCTTCTTATCAGCCTCGGCCTTCTGCTGGTCCTTGCGACGCTGGGCCGCTTCAATCTCCTGCTGGCTGGCGTAGAGCTTAGCCTCGGCCGTGCTCGCAAAGTCCAACGCCTCCTTGACCTCGCGCTTGCGGGCCTCGATGGCGGCGCTGACAAAATTGATGGCGCTATGCAGCAGGACCATCGGGGCGAAGAAACTCATGAACACGTCTTTGCCGAAGTCGCTGAACTTCTTTTGCACCTGGGCCGTCTGGCGCTCGAAGTCGGACATGGCCTTCTTGGACTTGTCCACCTGCTGGGGGACGTCCGTCGTGCCCTTGATGCTGTAGTTGACGTCCGTGCTCATCTCAACCTTGGGAACCCGTAAAGCCCGCCATGGCTTCCTCGTCTTCGGTGGTCAACAGGTTGACCTCACACCCCTTCAGCCCGGAGAAGGTTGTCGATAGCCAGATGGCCTGACACTCCGGCATCGTCCACGCACGATCCTCGGGCACGCCGTTGCTGATAAGGTTGGCCACTAGGCTCAGTACCCAGGGCATGCCGCTCGTCCGCTGCTCTAGTTTGCCAGTCTCCCAGAACTTGGGCCAGTGCTCGGCGTACATGCGCCCACAAAACTGGGCGATGGTCTTCTGCATAAACTCCGGCTCGCGGTCCATGCGGGCCAGCAGGGCCTTGTCCTTCATCGTAATCTCGCGGAGGGATTGCCCCGCGCAAGTCTTCAGGGCCGCCACCACCGCCGCCGGCGTGAACCCAGTACCCTCGACGAAAGGCGAGTCTATGGCGTGCAGCCTTACCCGGTCACGCAGGCAGAAAGGGGCAAGCCGATACCCCAGCACCTCGTCGGGCTCAGGGTCGGAGAAGGCTAGGATGAAGCGGCGGTCCATGCCGCTACGCTTTAAGCGTAGGACGCGATGCCGTCAACCTGGCGGAACTTGATAGAAACTCGGACGAAGTCCTTGTTGCTGCCCTTTTCCGAGACGGACTCCACGACTCCGGCGATGCTCTGGGAAACCCCCACGTCCGTCTTCATGGCGATCGTGATGGCCGCACCGACCTCCGGCATATCCGTGGTCTTGGCGATGCCTTCCACAGTGCCGGTCCGCTCCACGCCGTCGTAGCGCAGGGTGACAGTCACCCCCGTCTCGTCGGCCACCTTGTCGTTGAGCTCAAACGCCTTATCGACGCTGACGCTCTGGCAAATGAAGTTTGAGATGCCCGCTTGAACGGCAACGCCGAACAGGACAGTCACGCCTTTGAGTACAGCAGCCATAGGTGGTTCTTAACCTTGGGCGGGTGGTCAAGGCGCTAAGACGCACATCACCGAAAGGCGCAGGACAGTGGCCCACGCTCCCGTCTGCTCGTCGAGCCCCTGGTCCTCGGAGATCACAGTCACGTCGTACAGCAGGGCGTCGCCCTGGGTAGAGAAAGCCGTGGTCATGGCGGTCACGTCCGACAGGGTGGCCACCATCGCGGCGGCCCGCGCCCGGTGGGTCGTCAGGGTCACGTCGTTGGCGTTGTCGTGCAGGACGCAGCGGACCTGGCAGTCGTAGTTGCCCAAGCCGTCGGGCAGGCCAGAGGGGGTGTTGGCCGAGTCGCAGACCACGACCACCTTGGGCATGACCGAGTCGGCCGTGCTGTCGCCCGGGTAGATGTTCACGGCGCTAAAGGTCGCTTCGGCCTGAAGCATGGCGACGAGGTTGCCCTCGACGATGTGGCGGATGGAGGATGTGCCCATGGGTTAAGTCTTTGTGTTGTTGTTAAAATCGTCCACGTCCTTCTTCAGTCGGCGGGCCAGGTCTAGGTGCACCTGCTTGTAGCGCAGGCCGATCACTGTCTCCTTCACGTCGGCCTCGGTGCTGACGTTGTTGGTGTCGGCGATGCCGTTGCCGATAATCAGGTTTAGGTTGGAAGGGGTTTCGTTAAAGTTAAAGTACCCAGCACTGCCGGCGTGGGCCTTGATGTAGTTGCCGACGCCAGCCGTGCCGAAGTTAGACTTGCCCTCGCGGTAGGAGGGCTTGGGCAGGCCCATCAGGACCTTGTACCAGCCAGACTTCAGCTTGCCGACATGAGCCGTGCGGCTGGCAATGTACTCTTGGATTTCCGCGTCCGTCTGCACCAGCAGCTTGTCTCGCCAGTTGGACAGGGGCTGAGTAGGCTTGCCGAGCTGCTTGAAGCGGCCACCAGCCTTAGCCAAAAGCATCTTGTGGACCGGGCGTAGATCGCGCTGAAAGCCTAGGGTGCCGTAGTCAGTGCCCCGGGCCATCGTGCGGGAAAAGTAGTTCTTGGCCTTCTTGAAGGCCCGCTCGTCGTCGTAGTCGTTGGCGATGGCCTGCAGGACGCGGGTGCCCCGCTTGAGCGCCGTGCGGCCGGCGCCGTCCATGAGCGCCCGAAACTCGGCGGGGTTGCCGTGCCTAGTCGAGTAGGCCAGCTTCTTGGAGAGGATGAGCAAAGGGGCGATGCCCTTGCGATTATCGGCCGCCACGTAAATCTTGCGAACGTCCGCCGCGATGGCCCGCTTGCCGGCCTTTTCGCCCGAGACAGTCAGGCCACCCTTGCCGCCGGCAGCCATCGGGGGCGTCAGCATCATGGACTCCCGGCACATTAGCGCCGCGTTCTTTAGGCCGATGTCCTTGATGGTCTCGCGACAGGCAAAGGCGTACCTGGTCATGGCCTCCTGAAACTGGGCCATGCTCTTGGGGCCGACAGTTAGCCGGACAGTAATCACTGGTTAAGCAGGATGACTTGAAGCGTCACCCAGGCGCTCGGGCGCTTGTGGGTCTGGCTGATGATCCGCAGGCTCTTCCCATCTACGGCAATGACTTTGCCAATCCCTAGGGAGGCAATGGGCTCTTGGCTGACGACGATGGCCGCCGATGCCCCATTAGA